TCTTTATATTTTTCAAATCTATTAACTAAATGTTGTTTTTGGACTCGCTTCATTTCATTTATTCTAAATTGTGGATTACTTTTATAATCTTTCAAACGTTTAGAAATTAATTGTTTTGTTTTTTCACTTCGTTTTAGATTTGGATTTAGCGTCAAATCTATTTTTGGTTTAAAAACTTCTTGCAAAACAATTTTTTTCCCTTTTTCAAAACCACAGTTTTGACCACCGTTTGTTAAATTATATCCATTTGGAAATTTTGTATTTAATTCGTAAATGTATTTTCGTTCATAATTATCCAATTGTTCAATTTCACAATTCATAATTAATTCACATTTAAAATTTTCAATACCATATTTATTAAAAGCACTATTTAAATATCTACAAGCGTTAAATTTAGTCAAATTTCTTGATTCGCTTATATGACTATTAAATCTTCCAATATGTCCAAATGGTCTATATTTTCCTCTATTTAGATAATGACTTCTAGTTTGTCCAACATACATTTTATTTGTTAATAAATTTGTTATTTTATATATTTCACCAATAATTTTATGCGAATCTTCTTTTTCTAATAAATCATTCATTATATATTAAAGCAAGAAACATTTATATTCTTTTATATTTAAATGACTAGGTGATTATATTAATTCTAATATGAATTAGTAGATATTACAACGTTTTCCTTATTAAGTATTATCTACAACTTAACAAGCGGTCACCTGTTGGGGACAAGATAAATCTGCACATTTAAAGTTTATCCCCATCGAAGTCGGCATTGTAAGGCCGGGTGTCTGCGACGTTCATTCTAAATGTGTCACCGCGTTTCATAATTCGCGCGATATGACACATCATACTCATTCTGTGTAATGTTGGCTGTCTATTGAATAGGATTGGATCGCCATCCATCATATGACGATGGACGACATCACCATCTTCTAAAATAATAGAAGCTCTATCAATATATCGCAACGTAATTGAATCACCGTTCTTCTTCTCCAGAATTTTTGCACCTGGATGCACCTCTGGACCATTTCGAACCAATTTCGTCAAAAACGCTTTATTTGCGCTATTCACAACAACTGGTTTGGTAATATTCTTGGCGATCTTCATTGGAATACCCAATTCTCGAATCGAGATATTTGGATCCGCAGTAATAACGGAACGAGCACTAAAATCGACTCTTTTCGCCATTAAATTGCCCCTCATACGACCACCTTTTCCATTCAAACGATCTTTGATTGATTTCAAAGGCCTACCAGAACGTTGCGCAACAGAAGCAACACCCGGTATTTTATTATCAACCTGTGTAGCAATATAATATTGCAAAACAGTTGTCCAATCATCAATCACATTTGAAGGCGCATTATTTTGAATCTTATCCTGTAATGTTTTGTTTGTTTTAATAATATTTACTAAAATATGACTAAGATCATCTTCACTTCTTTGTTGGGCGTCATGTTTAACAGATGGACGAACAGCTGGAGGTGGAACTGCCATAACTTGACAAACCATCCAATCTGGACGCGACCAAATAGGACTGAAACCCATAAATGAAACATCTTCATCCGATATTCTTTTAAATATTTTCAAAACAATTTCAGGAGTTAGTTTGATTACAATATTTTCATCTGTTTCTTCATTACCATCATTTTTCCATTCGGCGAAAATACTGGACAAACCTTCTTTACGAATTTTGTTTGGTTGCAAACATCCACAACCATCTTCCGTATCTTCACCGCAACGTCTAATTTTACTGGCCAATGCGAAAACATACTTCCATCTTGCTTCACCCACTAATTTCAAGGCTTGTTTGTATTTTTGTTTGCTTACTAAAAGCTTACTGCATTTAAAACAAACACATCTAAGTACTTTCAGAATTGTACTCAAATATTGAATATAAAAGACAGGTCGAGCCAATTCAATATGTCCAAAATAACCAGGTGTCTGCATGTAATCTAAACCATCTGTTGGACAAATTAATCCAGGTTCCAATACACCCATTCGAGGATCAAATAAACCACCAATAACTGGTTTGTTGTTTATATATGTATCTCTGCTGGTAATTTCAGCAACGGAACCTTTTCTAATTTCATCTGGTGATAACATACTAAACTGAACACCAATAATTTTAGAATAATTTTTTAGTGCAACCTGTTTATTATTAACATTTGTGGTGGTAGTTAAAGCTTTATTCGACATGATGTTTTTCAAGTATTAGAAATTAAACAATTACTATATACTTTATGTCTTCCTTATTATTATAAGATATATTTAGATTGTTTATTAATGTATTATTATTAATTTTATTTGTACTTATATTTGTTATCCGAGTTAATTTTGGATAATCCTCTGATAACAAATCAATTTTATTTTAATTTTCTGGAGTTTTTATTCTTGTTTTTGCCAAATATCGCGTTATATCCCTAAAATTTAATATGTTTGGCTTGGCCTGGATTGAGTGAATGTTTTATAATTAGTGTATATGCATGAAATTGTGTGTTCGTAATTTATTTACCGTGTAGTTGACTTGCAACATTTACGCCTTTTATAAATAAAGAAGGGGAATCAATTTTATATGTAACTATTTCTTAGAGTTTTGGGGGTGGTGATGGTTTAATATTTTTAATGTATAATTTGAAAATATTAAATATTTTTGTATTTAGTTAGGATGTGTGAAGAAGACGAAAATCTAAAACGTCTTACACAAAACATTGCTGCGATGGGAATGTATGTGTTAAATATATAAGGGTTATGATATGGCTATTGTTATAGGCTTATACATGGGCGTCCGAAAGAATATATTTGCAGTTTTGATTAAGGAGGAAGTAGAGCAGGGTCAGTATAAGGTGTTATATGTAAATAGTATATTTTATTAATGTTATTTCCAGATAATGTTATAGTAAGAACTGATTGCGGTTTTGGATAATCAACATCAACTATATCATATGAATATTCACCATTTGTACCTTGTACAAAACCACCAGAGATAGGGTATATTCCGATTCCTGCTAATGATGGTGTTATAGAAACGTTTGTTGTGTTAAATGCAATAATACTGAGGGATTTACCATATGCATGTTGAGAAGTATAATAATAGTCAACACCATTAGATGATGATATATAGTTAGATTCTATCATTAAAGATGTAATAGCTGGAGGTGCTGCATCATAACGAGTTGTATGTAGATAGTAATTTTTATTAACACCATTATTAGATAATTGTATAGTATACATCACATTATTTGATGGAGCATTCAGTGTGGAAAAACTATAATTGTTGCTAGTTGGGTTCTCAACAGGACCCAAATATACATTTGAATTGTTATTTGTTAGAGAAAAATTAGTTGTGTTTGTAGTATTAATTTGAATTCGTAGATCAGCACTGCTTGAATAAGTATAATAATAGTCTACATTATTATTTGTTGTTGCAGGAGTACCTTCAAAAAGTATACTTGTAATAGATGATAGTGCTGGTGTTGCTACTGGTGCAGTAAATGTTAGTGTATATGATGTTTTTGTCACTCCATCTGTAGCAGTTACCTCGATATTGACAATTTTGATTGTTCCAGCTGGCACGTTGATACTCTTACTAGAAGAATTAATTCCGACTTCTCCATCGACATCTACCTTAGCTCCTACATAGCCAGCAGTAGCTGCTACAGTAACATCATTTACACCAGTAGGTAGTGTAATAGTCTGATTATTATTTGCGGTAACTGTAGAGTTGCCTAGTGGGGTTACTGTAATTCCATTCACTGTAGCCAAACTAGTATTATTTGAGCGTGATCTGACATGAATAGTATATGTTTTAGATTCAACAGCACTATCTTCAGGTTTAATAGTAACTAATATGGCTGTGTCGCCGTTTTGTTGTATTTGAATGGATTTTGGTTCTCCAGATGTGATACTTTTTGGGGTTGGATCATCATTTCCAATTTTATACTCTAATATTGCAGGACTAACTTCATTTACCTGTAGTGATAAAGTACTTGGTGCTATATTATCTACTGAAGTAATCATTGCAATATTAGAACTATTAACTATTGTGAAAACTACTGGTAGACTATTAATATGTACACTGTCAATACTATTATCGTTTGACTGAATACGGACGTCATACTCATAAGTTTTCGATTGTCCTCTTTCTGGAGTAACTGTTATATTTAATTTATATGTTGTCCCTGGTACTACAGGGTCTGATCCAGCTGGTAATCCAGTAATACTTACAGTAGCCTTACTTGATACTGCTGTAGCCAGAACGTTAATACTGGTTGTGGTGGAAGCAAAAGTAAATTTGACATCACTGAGGTTTTGGGGTATTGTATTAATAACTAATGAACCTAAATTATTATTATTATCAAGTACCCTTAGTTTAACTTTATAAGTTTTAGAGGCTCCTGTTTGTGGAGTAACTAGAACAGACAACTCATTGTCTCCTAATTTTAAATTAGTATCACCTGAAATCACAGCAGTTACTCCAAATGCTGCATGGGTAGGTATTGCGATAGCGGTAACAGATTCAGTAAGTGGATCTAATTCAACTACTGCATTGTCTGAAACAGTTGTGCCATTTACAGTAAAAGTGCTTAAACTTGTATCATTAGACAAAACGTTTACAACAAAAGTATGGTTCTTAAAAGATGTATCTTCTGCAGTCACTTTAACTGTTACAGTATTTTCGCCAGTTTTCAGTCCAGTAGCCCCGGAAACAACGACCGACGTTGCAAATGATGAGTTTGCACTTGCATTGACAATAACAGAACTTTTCGCAACTACATTTTTGATTGTACCATTAGGAATATTTCCATTAGAAAGATTAATTGCTTCACTGTCCACAGTAAGTGAACTTAATCTAGTATCACTACTTTTAACATGTGCAGTAAATGAAAATGTTGTCTTATGAACCACATCTAGTGTATCTTCTACAGTGACAACAAAAAGATTATCACCTGGAACCAACGTTACTGTTCCATTGTAATCACCTGCAACACCCTTAACAATATCAGCTAAACCCTGTTTAATTGTAAGTTTATTATTATCATTTAATAATTTGACAATCATTGGAACAGTTGTTGTATTTGATTCAAATATTAATGGTTCACTTTGATTGACGGAAGTAACTGATTTACCGCCAAGAGTTAATGTTGTAATATCTGTAATATGACTTTCAGGGGTTACAATACTACTAGATGGAATAGTTACAAGAGATTTAGCTAAAATATTTGATACATAACCGGCATAAGTGTTTTTATCCACTACATTAGTATTATTCGAAGCATCCGAAAAATCAGGATGTTGTCTAAAGAAATATTTGAATAAATAATCATTAACAACTGATACATTTTGAAATAACATTTGTGTAGTACCAGTTTTTGTGGAAATATTGAAATTTTGTAAAATAAACATATAATCTTTAACATTACTTTCAGTTGTTTCTATAGCAAAAGTCAAGATTCCATCTTCACTTCCAACTTTACTAGTATCAAAACTATTTGAAAATAATGTAGATTGTGTAATATAAGTTGTTACTGGTGCTGACGCTCCTTGTTTAGTTATTGAATATGCAGATTTTATATCACTTAATTTATCACTGTAAACATTCTTAGGAGCATCAATAATATATAGAGCTGATCTTTGTGCTATTGATGATGATGGTAATGCTGCATCAAAATTATATTGAATTTTAGCATTATAAACACCAGATATTGCATCAGTACTATTGTTTTTTGGAACAGTATAAATTGTAATTTTAGGTAATTTAATTGTAGAAAGTAAAAAGTTATTCATGAACAAATTAGTAATATCTTTCATTTTCATGCCACTATATGCTGGTAAATACCAATTTATTTTACTATTATTACTACTGCTATCTATTGATAAATTACTGTAAAACCAACCATCTTCTTTGTAAAGATCACTGATTGGTGTAGGGATTGGTTCAGGTGCAGCAGCATCACCCCATACACTAGGAACACAACTTATTACCATTGAGTTATAACCACCACCCATAAGGTCTGATACAGATACTTTAATGTCATCTACACTATCTACTAAACCACTCACTATAGTAGCAGCACTAGAACCTTCAATTGCAGCTAACACTTTCGAAAAGTTGTTGAAAGTTGCTAGATTTGTGTCTACATCTTTTGTGATCAAATTTAAACGTGCTGCTTGTTTGAATACTGCTCTATCGACATATTCTTGTGTAGTTAAATATTTGTTTGTAGATGAATTAAATAAATTTTGGTCGTTGGATGAACCTAGAGCTGGAACAATTGTTGTTGTCACATCATCTGATGCTGTGGATTTAACATAGTCAGCGACAGCGAAATCGGTTTTTAAGTAATTCTTAGCAAATAATGAACCATTAGTATTTAGTTGGATTTGATTTCCAGAGAAATTTGCGTTACCAGCAACAGTTAAATTTCCAGTTGTAGAAACGTCACCGCTTGCTGCAGTAACTTTAAATTTATCGGTGTTTACAGCTAGGTCACCTGCAACTGCTAATTTACTTAATAGGGTTGCATCACTTGTTACTCTTAATGTAGAACCAGCGGTAACAGCTCCTGTAGCAGCTAATGTGCCTGCAAATGTTGAATTACCACTAACATCTAATTTACCACCTAATGCGGAATCTCCTGTAACAGCTAGTTTTCCGGTTGTAGAAACGTCGCCAGAAGCATTAACAGTAAATTTATTAGTTGCAGCTTGTAAAGTACCAGCAGCAACAACATTACCATTTGTATCGGCTGTTAATTTACCACCGGAAACAGATAAAACACCAGTAGTAGCAAGGTCGCCACTTGCATTTACAGTTAATTTGTTACTAGCAACACTTAATGAACCTGTCAATGTTGAATTACCAACAACAGCTAATGTACCAGCAGCAGAAACGTTACCGGATGAATCTACTGAAACTTTAGCATTGGCAGGCATAGCACCTGTAGCATATCCTAATGCGACTGCATTGTCTCCAAAAGATGCGCTTCCTTTAGCAACAACAGCACCAGTTGAAGCTACAGTAAAATTGCCAGTTGCAAAACTAGCGGTACCATCAGCATTTAAAATGGATTTTTGATTACTAGCATCACCAATTTGAACGGATTTTGTGAAATAAGATGTTCCATTGTTGGATAATTGAATAGAAGGTGATGCATCAGTTCCTCCAATATTTACAACTCCTGATGTTTTTAAACTTCCTGTAACGGCTACATTACCAGATGAAATTGTTCCTTGTGTGGACAAATTACCGGAAGCGCCGTCAACAATAAATTTACCTGTAGCTAAAGTTGCGGTTCCTGAAGCGGTCAAAGAACCAGCAGTAAAAAAATTACCATCCTTGTCAAAACTGTAAATTGCTTGTGTAGTAGCAGCATCTTTTACAGTCATAGCACCAAAACCATCTACTTTAAAAAGAGTACCAACGTTAAGTGCTGCACCACTAACAGCACCACCAGATGTAATACTTCCACCAGCTGTAATAGTTCCAGTACCAGTTGTTGAAATATTACCATAAGTTTTAATTTCACCAGTTGTACTATCAAGTTTAAATACAGTGGCTCCTGTTGCTGCTGCATTTACTTTTAATTCACCATTAAGGGTAATACTATTTGTTGCACTTGTACTATCAATAACTAAATTTGTGCTAGTTATTTTTAAATTGTTAGCTGTCATTGTTGCAGTCGATGTAATAGCACCTGAATTAATAGAGCCGGATGATAATAGGCCAGTAACACTAGCTGAACCAACAGTTAATGCACCAACAGTAGAAAGAGAACCAGCTGTTACTGCGGAAGCAACATTAAGTGAACCTGCTAAAGAATTTGCACCAGTGGCAGTAGATGTAATTGTACCTTTGGCGTTAACAGCGCCTAAATTATCAATTTTGAAATTGTCTGACTTGAAATAATCATATGTTGATCCTGCTGCAACACGATAACCACTAGCATACATCAAATCGGTTGTTGTAACTGGGAGAGTTGTTTGAAAACCATCTGTGTTATCACTAACAACGATATTTTTTGCTAAATAAAGCTTTGGAATTTCCACTTGTATAGTTTTACTGGAAAGGGCAGGATCCAAAAGAGGAGCTGTGGGGTCGGGGGTAGGTAAAGGAGTAGGTGCCATTATACTATTTTAAACGAAATAAAATTTTTCAAATTTTTTAAATGTCCGAATATTTTTTTATATTATTAAAAAAATATTCTATCGCCTACACTATTACAATTACGAAATTGTCGCATATATTGAAATATTACCGAGAGTATCCGTAATTTTATAAAATGATACCATTGAATTTGTTGGTAAATTTAATATTGTCGAACCAGGTTGACGTGGTGAAATATATAAATTATTAAATATCTTTCGAAGAAGTCCTGAACTTTCTGAAAAACTAATTTGTATTTGCGCTGTTGAACTGCAATTGTATACGATATAATTGGAATTATCGTTCGTAAATAAAGTTTCTTGAAAAACAAACAACCTACTACCACTATTTTTAGTTTCAATAACGTTGTCGTCTATAACATAATAATTTGTAGATGCAGAATTGTTATTACCTGGCGGTCCTTGTGGACCTTGTGGTCCAGCTGGTCCAGGTTGCCCAGGTTGTCCTTGTGGTCCCGCTGGACCTGGTTGTCCTTGTGATCCAGCTGGTCCAGGTTGTCCTTGTGGTCCTGCTGGTCCAGGTTGTCCTGGTTGTCCTGCTGGTCCAGGTTGTCCTTGTGATCCTCCACCTGTACCTGGGTTTCCTTGTGATCCTCCACATGTACCTGATGGTCTATGTGGTCTATGTGGTCTAGGTTGTTCGAATGGTCCTTCTATATCTGTGCATGTATTATTATTAACCACAATAGTAACATTATTATTTTCAACAACATTAACATCTAGGTCTACATCTACATCTACATCTACGTCTACGTCCAGGTCTTCAATAACATCTACGTCTTTAATAAGATTTACCTCTTTAATAAGATTTAGATTTTCATTAACACTTCCATTATAAAATTCAGGGTCTACATCTACAACAATATCAATATGATAATCGTTATTATTTAAATACAGTAAAATTTCTGCCAATTTGTCAGCTTCAAAAACACCACCACATGGATAACCATACTTTTTAATATATATATCATATTCTGGTTTAATTTCTAATAACGGCAATTCTAATGTAATATTATTAAAAAAACCTTTCGCTGTCTTTCTTAATTCATTTAATCTATTGAGCAATTTCGATATATCAAAATATATCTCTTTGTATATTAAATCATGTATTACATCTAATTCCAACCCCTTCAATCTCTTATATATATCAATGGCCTTCACAAGAGCTTCTAATGAACGCACAATATTTACTCTAAATTTTTCATAACATGATATATTTTTATCATTATTATTGCATCGATAATCATTTATTCTTTTATGTTCTCTCAACTCATGTAATACTTTAGCTAGCCGGTTATACTCAACTACATTCAATTCGTGTATTATGTTATCAATCTTTCCTAAAGAAAACTGATAATACCACCCGACAATTTTCTGCACATCGACGTTATTAATTAATTCACAGTATTTTTGTTCTACATTATTGTTATTATTACCTGCAATAAATTTATAAATTACATGTTCTATTTTTACTTTCATTTGTAATATTCTCCTTTCCGTTTCTAAAATTCGGGATTCAATTTGTTTCATATTTCCATAATTATTAAATACAACATTGGAATTATTGGGAAACATTGGAATTATATACGAACCCATTGTCAAAAATAGTAAGTTTATTAATTATTAATATAATATAATACAATTAAAAATATATCATATATTTATATAAAATTGAATTATGAATTTAGATTTAGATATTGAAAATTATAATATTAATGAATTAGAAAAATTATTTGGATTGGATCAAACATACAACGAAAACGATGTAAATAGTAAAGAATTAAAATTAAAAAAAAAACTATTAAGTTCAAAATCCGTAACTGAATCCATTCGAGAGAAAATCATTCAATTTATTTTAAATGCAAAAAATAAAATAATGTATGAACTTAAAAAGTTACACGAATCATCCCTCTCTGAAAAATATGAATTAACATACGAAACAATGAACCCATTAATAAAGGTAAATGATAATTATATCCAAAAAAAACAACCAGTTGAGTATATATATTCAAAACCCAGCGACTATTTTCCAGGTGAAATAAACCCTTTGTCCAAACGAATCATTCGACAAACACTCAATATTGATTCCAGGTTTCGTGATAATTATTATAGTTCTACAAATTTATCAACAAATTATCATTACGACTTACCATTAATTATTAAAAATGTAGTATCTATGCAATTGGTATCCATGGATTTCCCTTGTGCATTTTATAATGTGAACAGTAATTTTAATAATAATTATTTTACATTAATAATAGATTCAGAATCCTTTGTTGTCACCATACCTGACGGTAATTACGGGCCTGGTGATTTTATAAATTATATTAATAATATATTATCAGTTGCACCAAATAAATTTAAATTTATTATTTTTTCTATTGATATATCGAATACTGCATCGGGCACAGGTAAAATGGTAATAGGTATCAACAGTAGTTACACTGGAACAATATTTGATTTTTCTATAGATTTCGTAAAAGACCCAAATGGATTTGAAAATAAAAGTATACCTTTACCATTAAAAATAGGTTGGATGATGGGATTTCGAAATGGTGTATATGTAAACAATTCAACATATATTTCAGAAGGAATTGTAGATATGTTAACCCACCGTTATCTTTATTTGGTAGTAAATGATTATAATAACAATGTTAATGATGGGTTTTACGCTTCTTTTACTGATTCTATATTGAATAAAAATATATTAGCACGAATATCAATACCTGCTAATGGATTTAATATTGTATCTCAAAACAATTTGGCTTTGATTACATATCCACGTCAATATTTTGGACCAGTCAATATTCAAAAATTACAAATTCAATTATTGGATGAATATGGACGCATTATTAATTTAAACAATATGGATTACAGTATATGCTTAACAATGGAAACTTTATACGATTTATAGCTGGTCTGGTTATTTGTGATAGTGCTTATACTCGAATATTTATTCTGCAATTGAAACTCCTCTAAATAAAAGCACATATATTATGATGATAACCAACATAGAAGCGCGTCGCAATTTAATATATTTTTCAAAAAGTTGAATATTGCTGTATTTTTTCAATTCAATTAAGTTGTTTTTTTCATTGTGTTTATTTGTTTCATAAAATATAATGTACCCCAAACTCAATAAAATATCCATATCTATTATTTTATTTGTATAACATTCTGCATATGTGATCATATTATCAATTGAAATTATTTGAATATAAATACCTTTCATAACACCAGATATAATAGCTTTTGATATGATGATGTTGTTGTCTAATTCTGATTCCGAATTAAATATTTCAGCATCTATGATCGTTGTATCCATTTTTATAGGTGAATATTGTGAGTGGACTATTTCTTTATCATAAATAATTGAATGATCGTCTGTTTTTTCGGTTTCTATAAATTCCCATGGTACCTCACCTGAAATCCAATCATATTGATATTCATAATTAAAATCGGTTGATGAACTCTTGACATATCTTTTATTACATGATAATATACCTTTATTTACAAATCCATATGTGTAATTCATAAACAACTGCATAATATAAAACGAATATATCACATATATCAAAACATTCATAATTATATATACTACTTATTATATAATTATGTTTATAATCTAAATTCATTTTTATTATTTTTTATTTTTATTCTTAACCACTTGTATTACTTTCATTATCAATGTTAGTTGTTATGTTAGTTGGTGGTGCGTTTAACTTACTAGATAAAGATACATTATTAGATGACATGATGGTATTAAACAACAGAGTTATTACATCATAACATTTATTTATTTCACTAGACAATTTATCCATTTTACTTTCCAAACGGGTTATTGTTTCGTGTGAATCTAAACCAGAAGAAATAAGTTTCGTGGGTGTTAGGACATCTATTTCACTTTGATCACCACCTTCTATTTTTTTTAATTTCGAAAATAGTTTATTTTCAGCCTGATCGTCCAATATTTTTATTTTAATATAATTAGTATCATCTCTTATTCCTTTTTCATCAGACCAAGAAATATTTTTTTTGGGAATTGTATTGGAAGAATCATTATTGTATCTGTTATTATGGTTTAATACTAATTCTTCTTTAACAAAATTTTCTTTTGGTATTTCCTCTTTTATTTTTATCGATTTCATAATGTTACTAATATTCGTTTCTTTTTTTTCAACTGGTTGACTAAAATATTGTAACCACTCATTTGATTCTTTAATTTCAAAATCCAATTCTTTTTTTTCTTTATTTATACCAGTATTTACGCCACCATTTGTAGTATTGTTATTGTTATAAATGCTTTGAATATCATTCTCTCGTTCTGTCAATTTTTGTTTGGTTAAAAGATCAATTTCACTTATTGGTTCATCTACTGGAGATGTAAAATTAGGAGTTTCAGGAATATTGCTATTAAAAGCATTTTTAAATTCGTTTTGTTTTAATGACAACTCCTTATCAAAATTTTCCAATCGTTTATTTTTAATATCTTCACTTGTTATTGACTGATTGATGGCTTTATTGTTGTTGTTGTTGTTGTTGTTGTTGTTGTTGTTGTTGTTTGCATATGTATTAATTTTCATATTTGGATTTATGTTAGGTTTTACCTGTTTTTGAATATTAAATTTTTTTTCTAGTCTTACCGAAATAAATGAAATAAAATTTTTATTCATAGTTATAATATCATGTATAGCTTGAACACCTGATTTAATTTGATTATAATAAAACATTTGAACCATTTCATTAAATGCAATATTAAATGCATTTTTATCTAAAATGTAATTCCTATATTCATCAGTAATTACTTCAAATAAAACAGATAAATTATCATTTGATAAAAATTGTGAACTATTTTTTGATGCCATTTTTATTTTATACAAATAGACTCGAAATACTACTATATTATTTTTCATGTTAATTTATTTCTTATTTTTACGAGTTCTGGTTTTATTCCTCTTGATTTTGTATTTATATTTACACCTTTTCTCATTTACACCAATCATCTATTCTAGTTTGCGATATACACTCTATACTATGTATACTATGTATACTATGTATACTATGTATACTATGTATTATTAAAATAAATCTTTCTGAATTTTTCCATATACTCATCCTTAAGTATATGATTTTTCAAATAATGTGCTGTTATCTTATCTTCTAACATATGTACTATAAAAAACAAACTATAAACTCCACATTCTGTGTCACCATATTGGTGTTCCACTGGATAATTTTGATCAAATACAAATTCGATACGTTTTGATCCAGTCAAGCTTCGTCCTTGTTCTTTAACTGTACCAACAAATTTTTCTATTTGGTGTGGAATTTTCTCTCCAGCACTGTCAAAGTAAAAGATGGTTCCTTTTCTAATATTTATAAATAGAGAGACCCAATGAGAACCGCCTTTATAATGAGGATCCAAATTAAATATAACACCTATTTTTGTTTTACCGGATTTAATTTCATTTTGTAAATTAAAATGACACAATTCATCCCATACACATTCACCATATAACATGTGTGTATCATAATCAATTGGAGAAGGACCAATAAAATTAAAACATTTATATGCTTCTTCATATTGTTTCATGACATTCAAAATATCCAAACTCGAGAGCCACTTATTTGGTTCGTGTTTCCATTCTATTGGATATTCTGGTGCGAAAGATTCATTCAACTCTTTTTTTAAATATTTATCGTGATTCGCAAAATTCTGTTTTAACCAACATGATTCTTTGTTGCATGTATTTTTCATATAATAATGCAAATTGTTCCATATTTCATGTGGGTCATGTGTTTTTATTCTAACATCTGGATGTCGAGCATTCCACAAATCTCTCAATCGAATCAATGCACTATCAGATAGGCAACTGTTTTTCGTAGTTTTTTTTCCTATTTTTTCATTTTGTGCGGATATAGGACTACATTGTTCTTTTTTCATTTCTTCGCCTATAAATTTATCGTTCTTAGTATTAGTATTTTCATTCGAATGATATCTCTTGTAGGTTTTGCGCGTTTTTTTGCTTTTTGTCTTTCTTACACTTTTTCTGTTCCGGGTTCTTTTTATTTGGTATTTTTTCTTCCGGGTTATCATGTTTTAATGAATTGTCTAATTTGGATATAGTTTCTTTTTTATATATATTATTATTTTTATTTTCACATATATTTTTATCAATTCCGGGTGTTGCTTTTTTTGTTTTATCATTTTTTGTAGCGTTTTCTGCAACACATACTTCTAATCCCTTTGTTTTGAGTTCAGGATCATGCAAATTTATTTTTTTCTTTTGTGGTATTATAGTAGGTACTTGATGTGTTGGTATACGTTTTACAAATGAATCCATTGAATTCTTTTTTTTTATTATTTTACGCATCATTAAACTGTTGATTTCATTGTTGTTGTTTGTGATATCATGGTTTTTAGTTTCTGAATTATTAGAAACAATTCCTATATCTAAATTATTATAATCACTTTGAATAATATCACATTTGTCCATTGATTTAAAATAATCGATGCTTGTTTTTATAAAAACATCAAATGATTTTTTTATATCAGGAAAGAGTTGATAACTGTTTTTATCACTGTTTGTCTCCTCGATATCATTCAACAATATTTTTATAATATTCAATATTCTTTTTTTATAAAATTTCTTATCTTTTTGCTTGTATATTTTACATCCAGTATTTTTTGATTTATTCATTTTACCTGTATCGTTATTTGTCTGGTTATCTGTCTGAATAGATTCGTTAAATTCATTTTGATAATCAACATTTGTTAAATATTTTAAAGTAACGTTGTTTAAATACTCATCTCCGAAATTCATATATGTGATATGTGATATGTGATATGTGATATGTTATAGATAAATAATATATAAGACAAAATATATTATTTATTATGATTTATCATATTGAACCGTATTAAACCGTATTAAACCGTATTAAACCGTATTGATGTTTGTTATGGACATGGTGTATTCATAGAACGAATCTCTACTCGAGTACAATTGTTAAATGTATTATTTGCTAAATTATCCTTGTTTGGGTTGAAATTATCAAATTTTTCTTCATTAAATAAATAAGGAAAAGACTGTTTCACTGTATTGGACTGTGTTACATTTGAATTTAATACCATATTATATTGATAAAGATCACTTTTACTAGAAGGAACGTACTCAGATTGTGGGCATTTTTGCAAAGCATATATTTGGTTTCTCAAATCACTTTCTGTATTTACATTTTGCATATATCCAGAAAAAGGTGCCATATTATTGCCTGGATAAAATACTTTGCTCGTGCTATAAGTAGGAAATTGTTCCATAGGCACATTAATAGGTGCTCTAGGATCTACAATAGGAAAAAATGAATACTTTGTTGCTACAGGTCGTACATTTATATAAGGTTGAAGTAGATAAGAAGGGACATTTCTATCATATATTTTTTTATTCATATTGGATTGTATTTCAGATGAACATTCATAATTGGTATTGGTATTCATTTTAATATTATTATATATATTTGTTTTATATAGTATTACTA